CTAAGATTGCCGGTCCTAATATGTTAGACGGAGGTATAGGTGCATTAAGTCCTGAATCAAGAGTAGCACGAGATTTTAATGAAGCATTAGTGAACAGCCCAGTTGACTTAATTGCAGTTGATTTAGAAATTATGGGAGATCCGTATTTTATCGCAGATAGCGGAATGGGCAATTATAATGCACTACAAGTTCCGGGCATACTAAATATTACCGGCGACGGTACTATGAATTACGAAAATGGCGAAGTTGATATTGAGCTTAACTTTAGGACCCCGCTAGATTATGGTGCAGACGGATATATGGAATTTCCAGGCGGCGGTTCAAAACCGGTAGCACAGTTTAGTGGATTATATCAAGTACTATTTTGCAGAAACAGTTTTAGCGGCGGCCAATTTACACAAACATTACAAACAATACGCAGACAACGACAAGACAGTAACATAACAGTGCCTGCAGCATCTCCTTTAGTTAATACTGATACAACTGGTGGACAAATGGTAGACACACCGGCGAATGAAGCAACACCACGAGGCGCTGCTCCAACAGGGACCGCCGCACCGCAACAATCATCTCGCCCAGCACCTATTAATGGCGGCATTCCGCCCGGAACAACTACAAACGGCCCAAGCAGGTTACGACAGAGACAAAATGCAAACGCACAACGGCAATCAGGACCTTTTTAAGGAATAATCAATGGCAGCTAACGAAGAAACAAGAACCCCAGAACCTGCACCAAAAGCGAGTTCGTTTGACGGCCCAGGCCCGTTTAGAGCAATAGTAAAAGGGCACTTGGACAGCGAATACATGGGAAGATTAGAAGTTGAATTACTAAAATATTCAACTGAAGGTAATACTACAAACGCAAGTGGCGAAAAGGTTATCGTAAGCTATCTAAGTCCGTTTTACGGCACAACTCCGCTCGCAGGCACAAGTGAAAATGACGGATTTGATTATGCTCAAAAAAGTTATGGAATGTGGGCAGTGCCACCGGATGTTGATTCAGAAGTATTAGTTATTTTTGCAGAAGGAAACAAGAGTCAAGGATTTTGGATAGGATGTATTCCAAAGAAATTTATGAATTTTATGCTTCCGGGCAATGCTAGTACAAAAAATAACACAACCGATCAAGCAAAAATATTGCCAGTTAGTGAATATAATAAAAAAGTTGAAACCGGATCAGGAAATCAGCCTACTACATTTTTAAAACCAGTTAACACTGATGCACAGGCTATTTTAGAACGTGCAGGATTACTAAATGATCAAATAAGAGGAACTACTACATCAAGTGCTAGGCGCGAAGTACCTAGTATGGTATTCGGCATGAGTACTCCGGGGCCATTAGATCGTCGTCCAGGCAAACCAACTGTAACGATAGGTAGTACAAATTCACAAATATCTCGACCTGCTTCAAGATTAACTGGGTCTTCGTTTGTAATGGATGACGGTGATCCTAGCTCATTTAGAAAAGGCCCAGCAGCAACTACGCCTAGTGTATACGCTTCATTAGCTGACGGCGGCGATCCTATGCTCCCGGCTAATGAATTGCTAAGGTTAAAAACACGCACTGGCCATCAAATATTATTACACAACACAGAAGATTTAATATACATTGCACATGGTAGTGGACAGAGTTGGGTAGAAATGACAGCGCAAGGCACTATTGAAGTGTATTCAAAAGGTAATATGAGTTTCCATTCAGACGAAGATATAAACTTTGACGCTGGAAAAAATATTAATTTAAAAGCCGGCGCAGATATAAACATAATTGCTGCTAATCAAATGGCAACTCAAACTGGAGCAAATTGGGATGTTAGTGTAGGAGCAGACGGTAGGCTAACATGCGGCGGCACAAGTAATATTGCAAGTGCAGGACATAGGGAAACAGCAGGAACTATTAATATGAATAGTAGCGGCGCAGCGGCTGCTACAGCTAGTGCAGCAGCAGACCCTTCAGTTGTTCCTGCCGGATCAGGGAGCGAAACGAGTAGTGATGCAGTTGCACAAGAAGACACATTTGGAGCCTGTGTAGCCAGTGAAGCCCCAGCGGCATCTAATGTTGACGAACCTGGAGATGGACTAACTGATGCTGAAAGAAGTGCAGGCGCAGGTGCAACAATAACAGGACCATCTAGGTCAGGCCCACAATAATAAGGTAAATATAGTATGAGCACATTAGAAAAAAAGTTATATAAAGAGATTACTGTAAAAGGCAATACTCGTCCTGATTACGGGATTGGCGAAAAAACCTATAATGGCTTTTCTACAGTTAATCCTGATAGTATTGGATTTAAACTTTACGACATACAGCTCGTAAAACAAGATATTATTAACCATTTTCATATCAGGCAAGGAGAACTACTTAGCAATCCTAGTTTTGGTACAATTATATGGGACATATTATATGAACCGTTAACTGAAACTCTTAAAGAAATAATTGCAAATAACGTAACATCTATTGTTAACTATGATCCAAGAGTTAATGTTACTGAAATTACAGTTGATCAATACGAGAGCGGATTGCAAATAGATACTACATTAGTATTTTTACCCTATAATATTGCTGAGAGTATGCGATTAACATTTGATCAAAATAACGGGTTCTTAGCCAACTAATTATATATGTAGTTTATTCATTTGAATAAATACTGTATAGTTAAGAGGAAAGCAAATCCATGTCAAGCACAGACAGACAAAACCGTTTATTAGTAGCAGAAGATTGGAAGCGTATCTATCAGAGTTATAGAAACGCAGATTTTAAATCATATGATTTCGACAATTTACGTCGAACAATGATCAATTATATTCGTCAAAATTATCCAGAAGATTTTAACGACTATATCGAAAGTTCAGAGTACCTTGCACTTATTGACCTAATTGCTTTCCTAGGGCAAAACATTGCATTCCGTACTGATTTAAACGCTAGAGAAAACTTTTTAGAGCTTGCAGAACGCAGAGAATCAGTTCTACGCCTTGCCCGTATGCTGTCTTATAATCCTAAACGCAATCAGGCAGCAAATGGTTTATTAAAAATTGATGCAGTAAATACATCTGAGGGTGTTAGAGATTCAAATAATATCAACTTAGAAAATCAGTCCATTGTATGGAATGATCCAAGTAACCCTAATTGGCAAGAACAGTTTACAAAGATATTAAACGCAGCTCTTCCTGTTAATTCTAATATAGGCCGCCCGGCCAAAAAAGATACTGTTGCAGGAGTTCCGACAGAACAATATAGATTAAACAGTGCTAATTCTGAAGTGCCTGTATACGGATTTAATAAATCAATTAGTGGATCAACTACTAAATTTGAAATTGTATCTACAGATGTTGACAGTGGTGAAATTAAAGAAGAAGCACCTTTTCCAGGTAACAACTTTGCGTTCTTATATAGAAATGATGGGCGCGGCCCTGCTAGTTCTAATACAGGTTATTTTTGCCGGTTTACACAAGGTACATTAGACCAAGGTGCATTTGTTGTTAATAGTCCTAGTACTAACCAAGTTGTTGCTATTGACGCAACTAATATTAATAATTCAGATGTTTGGCTTTACAAAACTGATAATTTTGGAATAGAAGAAGAGCTATGGTCCAAAGTTGATGCAGTAGAAGGCAATAATGTAATTTATAATAGTCTAAGTAAGAGTATTAGAAATATTTATAGTGTCTTAACACGAGCAAATGATAGAATTAGTTTAATATTTTCTGATGGCACTTTTGGTAATTTACCACAAGGCAATTTTAAAACATATTATAGAACAAGTAAAAATCAACGCTTGGTTATTGAACCTGCAGATATGCGCGGCGTAAGTATTAAAGTTCCTTATATTAGTAAAGTAGGCAAAATTGAACAGATTACAATAACTTTCCGTTTGCAATATACTGTCGATAATGCTAGTATTAGCGAATCAAATGATAGTATTAAGCGTAATGCACCGGCAACATACTATACACAAAATAGAATGATAACTGCTGAAGATTATCAAATTGCACCTTTAGGTATTAGCCAAGAAATTATCAAAGTAAAGAGTGTAAACAGAACATCAAGTGGAATTAGTCGCTATTTAGATTTAATAGATGCAACTGGCAAATATTCTAAGACCAATTTATTTGGCACTGACGGAATTATAACAAAACAGTTTTTAACTCCAAAAGTAAATTTTAATTTTGTTACAAAAACAGATATAGAAGGTACAATTGCAAATGTAATTGAGCGCATACTTAAAGATAAAATAGTAAAAAATTATTATTACAACAGTTTTCCTAAGACTTTAGTAAGTGATTTAGGAGTAACCTGGAATAGTGAAACTATTGATACTAATCAAAATACAGGGTATTTTACTAATACCGTTGGCACTCGTTCACAACTAGGTAGATTTACTGCAAGTACTTTAAAATTATTAAAAGCAGGAACACTTGTAAAATTTACTGCTCCTGCAGGAAAATATTTCCAAAGTAAAAATAATAATGCACA